CATTTTCTGGCACACATCAAGTCCACTGGAGACCTAAAAAAGAATTTGCTAATGAAGAATTTTTAGAAGCATTATTTTTACACTTTGTTCCCAAATTTAATAATATGGTTTCTAAAGAAGAAAAAGAAGAAATATTAGATAGAAGAAAATATCAACACGATATTTGGAAATTAACTTCTGGCATTAGTGAAAACCCAGTAGAGGGTTCTTACTAGTGACAAAGATGCACAATTTTTTAACTGATTTTAGTAAGTATAAAAAGAAACTTCCATTTTATATTGAAAAACCATTTACACAACAAGAAGCAGATTTATTAAGAAGTGTTATTGAAGAAAATAGAAAAATAGTTGTAGATGATTTAATTGAATCAGACGATGCAACAATTTCAGCAATGAATAGGTTTTATCCTAAGAAAATTACAATCATGTCTAGAGAGTTAATAGAATTTGAGTGCCCAGAAAAAATAGAAGAAGTCATGAACTCATATGCAAAACCAGTATATAAAGAAGAAATAAAACTGTGCCACTATAATTATATTAAATATGACATGCAATATGGAAACGAAAAATATGCACCATCACTTCCTCCACACATTGATGCTGATGAAAACTTAGTTACTTTTAATTATCAAATTGGTGGCAACGTCGACGACTGGCAATTAGTTATTGATGGTGAACATTATGATCTTAAAAATGGTGATGCCATGATGTTTAGTGCAGTTAATCAAGTTCACTGGAGACCCAAGAGACATTGGAAGCCTGGGGAGTATGTTGAGATAGTTAGTTTTGATTATTGTCCTCCAGATAATTATAGATTTTTAGGAGATGAGAATCCGATAGATAATCAACATCATCCTGAACTAAGACAAAAATATATTGATGAATTAAATCAACATCCAAGATTTCAACAAAGTTGGACACAGTATCACGAAGAAGGAAGAAAAATAGGAATACCAGATAATAAAAATGGAGGTTTTGGTCTTGGAAACTGAGAATGGCAAAACAACAATAGAGATGGTTAACGGTCTTGCTGAAATAGCAGAGTATATGCAAGATGAAGAATTAACCACCGCATTAACATTTATTGCAAAGGTAATTATTAAGCCAGATATACCAATGAATGTTGCAACCATAGAAATAGTTAGACTACAGGCAATTGCAGCAAAGATGTCCTTTAAAGCAACTTGGATGACCAATGTTGATAAAAACGATAGAGCAAAAAAGAACATATATTATACTGCTGCAGAGTCAATCAATGATTTAGTTTCTGCACTTAAATACATTACGCGATAGTCTGCTATACTATATTAAAAGGACAAACATGAAAAATTTACTACAGCAAGTTATGGTTAAAAAAGAAATACACAATGGCGATATAGACTTTACTAAAGGTTTAATCGAATCAATTGAAAAAGGATACACCGTAGGTTTAAAACCTAAGTATGCAAAAAAATATAGTTTTTCTCCATCAACAATAGTTTGGAACCACGGAGAGTGTGCAAGGTTTTGGTATCTTGCTTTTGAAGGAACTGTATGGGAAGACAATGCAGATGCTTATGGTGTTGCAAATAGAACAGGTGGTAATCTAAGTCACGGTAGAATTCAAGATGCTTTATTAAAATCTGGAGTTCTTGCAGAAGATTTAGAAATGGATCCAGAACCAAGAAAGTATAATCAACAAATACATCCAGCAATGGAGTTGGCAGTAAAGTGTGACGATCCTCCCATTAATGGATTTGCAGATGCTATGTTACATTATAACGGAACTGATATTGTTGGTGAAATTAAAACTGTGCCAAACGAAGGTTTTGAATATAGAAAAATGCACAGAAAACCAAAGATGGATCATTTAAAACAAGTTCTTATTTATATGAAAGTATTTAAAAAAGATAAGGGTGTATTGATTTATGAAAATAAAAATAATCATGAGTTGCTTACACTTCCTATTGAACTAAACGATCATTACCGCAGGTGGGTTAACCAGGCATTTGATTGGATGAGAACAGTTCGCAAAGCATGGGTAGATCAAACTATTCCTAAAAGGAATTATAGATCTAACTCAAAAATTTGTGCAAGATGTCCAATTCAAAAAGCATGCTCTGAGGCAGAGGCGGGAACTATTAAAATAGATTCCTTGGAGAACCTTGGTGAAGAACTGTAAATGGTGTGAAAACAAATTTAAAGCAAAAGTAACATATCAGATATATTGTTCTGAAGAATGCAGAGAGTCTGCAACTAAAGAAAAAATTGCTGAAAGATATCTTATTTCACGTAGACAAAAAAGAATTGGCAAAGCCAGAAAGTGTAAAAACTGTGGCAATGATTTATCAATATATAATGATGAACCAATATGTACTTTTTGTTTGATTAATCCAGTAGAAGTTGTCAAAGCCTTAAAGAAAATGAGGATTATTATTAATGACAAAGAATAAGTGGGGTATAGAGATTATGCCTAACAATATTTGTGCAATAGATGCAAGTACAAACAGTTTGGCCTTTTCTGTTTACAACAATAAACAACTTGGTTTTTTTGGAAAAATTAACTTTACTGGTAACACAACATATGAAAAAGTTGGAGATGCTTGTATAAAGACTCAGGCTTTATTTGATCTTTACGATATAGATGCTGTGGTTATAGAACATACAGTATTTATGAATAGCCCAAAGACTGCCGCAGACCTAGCCCTTGTGCAGGGTGCCATAATAGGTGCTTTAAAAGTTTGCGGGGTATCTACAATAGGATCAGTATCACCAATTACCTGGCAAAACTTTATAGGCAACAAGAAGATATCAAAAGAAGAAAAGGTACTGATAGCAACTCAAAATCCTGGCAAGTCAGAATCTTGGTATAAAACATATGAAAGAAATTTAAGGAAAGAAAGAACTATAAGGTTTGTTAATACCATATATGATAAAAATATAAGTGATAACGATGTTGCTGATGCATGTGCAATAGGTCACTGGGCCATAAATAATTGGAACAAGGCTATGAGGATTGAAGAATAGTGCCAGAGTTAAATGCAAACATTCCACCAATAGAATGTTATGTCAGGGGTAACTTTTTAAGAGATCAGCAAGACTCTCATGATAAGTATTTTCCTGTAGTAATTTTTGGTGTGTCAAGTGTAAAGTCAAGAAGTCCGTTGTTTCATTTCTTAATGGAGGATGGCGGTCTTTGGTGGAGAATGCCAATTAATGCTTTCTGCACTAAGCCAGGTACTCCAGAACAACCACTATATAATCTAGTTCTTTGGAATTCTTTTAGTCCACACATATCAGTAACTAAGTTTGAAAATTTAAGTAATATGAAGATGTCTTACTTGGACAGAACTAAACAAAATATATTTGGAAAGTATTTGTTTACTTTAGACTGGCACAATCCAGATAGCAACATCTTAGATGATGGATACTCTGAAAACCCAGGACAACATAAATGTGGACATGTTATTCAACGTGATGATGGTAACTTTGCTATACAGCCAAACAATAGAGTTCGACTATATGAGCCATCCTTTGTTACTAAAAAATCTTTAGTGATAGATAGATTAATTAATACAAATGCTTGGGATGTTGAAGGGCATAACAAGTGGATCACAGAAGATTCTAACGCATATAACTATGATATTATTGATATAGAGGATGGGAAATAGTATGGCTTCTGGTAAAATGTATACTAGCGAAGTTTTTATGCGTAAGAGATATCTTATGGATAGGAAATCACCAGAAGAGATTGCCAAGGAGTGTGGGTGTAGTGTTGAGACAGTATACGTATACTTGGCTAAATTTGGATTAAGGAAATCAAAAAGATGACTATGACTACTCAAAATACAATTGCTGATGTTTGCGATAACATAAAAAATATGCTTATTGACAAAAATAAATCATATGGAGATTCTGCACTTGACCCAATTAGAATATTTTCTAAAGCAAATTCAGACGAGCAGATAAAAATAAGAATTGATGACAAGTTGTCTAGAATATCTAGGGGTTCTGAATTTTATGGCGACAATGATTTAGATGATTTAATAGGATATTTAATACTATTAAAAGTTTCAAAAGTTTACAATAACACTAAGGAGAATAATAATGAATGAAAATCCAGAAGTAGCACCTGTAAATTTATATGAAACTCTTAATATCCAATTTACAAAAACTGCTAAACAAAGTCATAAGGTTTTGTTGCAAAATGAAAAAGTAGAGTTGCCATTTGCTAGACAATTGACTGGGTGGAATAATCTAATAGAGGGTCTATACAAAGACGCTAAAAAACTTGACAATACTCAGTTATGGATTGATTTCCCACAAGACGAATATGTTCCTAATAAACAGGGATATAGATCAGACGAGTTTAAAAAAGATCATGACGGAAAGCATATTTTATTCAATGGTTGTTCCGTTACTTATGGACAAGGACTTTATACTAAAGAAACATGGTCATACCTGTTACACCAGTTAATTGCAAAAGATGAAAAGGTTTCAGGATACTACAATGTAGGAACACCTGGAAAAAGTATATTTGATATAGTAGCAAGCACATTTAAATATATAGATAGTTATGGCAATCCAGATATTATATTTTTAGATTTACCAGATCTAAATAGATTCTATGCATTAAACTCAGATAATAGCCACGAACTTGATAAGCCAATGGGTCCTCAAGAATTATTCTATGCATTAAATGAAAACTATAGACATTCTTTAGTAAAAAGAGAAACCACTGTATCTATGTTTGTTCATACTTTAGCAATATATACATATCAGTATTTAATGTTTTTAGAAGTATACTGTAAGTCACACAATATAGAGTTATACATATTTTCATACGTCAGAGGCACTGATGCATTTTTAGAGTTATGTAACTTAAATAATTACTATAGCACCACAGGTCCAGAAGAATTGGCAAAAATTGAACAAGAAGTATTTGAATATAGCAATAGCCATAAAGATGACAAATTTACAATGGTAGCAAGAGATGGAAGACACTATGGAACAGCGTTTCATTACGTATGGGCAAATATGCTGTATGATTTGCGTAAGAAGGTAAATAATGTCAACTGAGCAAGACTTAGTACAACACTTAGATCAAGTAAATAAAGTTGTTGAAGAATATCTAAAAGGAAATGATCCTACAAGAATATCTAAAGAACTTGCAATACCAAGACAACAAGTAGTTAGTTTAATTAACGAGTGGAAGGTTATGGCTTCCGCCAATGATGCCATTCGTGCTAGAGCAAAAGAAGCATTGGTTGCAGCAGATACTCACTACAGCAAACTAATAACAAAGGCTTATGAAGTTATTGAAGATGCAACAACAACCGCTAATCTAAATGCAAAAAGTCAAGGAATTAAATTGGTATTAGATATTGAGTCTAGAAGAATTGACATGTTACAAAAAGCGGGACTGCTAGAAAATAAAGAACTAGCAGAAGAGATGGTGCAGATAGAAAGAAAGCAAGAAGTACTTATGAACATATTAAAAGATATTGCTTCTGAGTATCCACAAGTGCGTGACGAAATCATGAGACGACTTTCAAGCATTGCTAGAGAAAGCGAAGTGATTACAGTTGTCCACGATGTTTGATGATTTTTTAGAAGTATTAAAAGATAATCCATTTGAAGAAATTCCAGTAGACGCTAAAACATTTATTGAACACGAAGACTACCTAGGACAACCTGCACTATCTAAAATTCAGTATGACATAGTTGAGGCTATGAGTCAGATTTATAAAAAAGAAGATCTGATAGATTTATTAGGTGAAAAAGAAGGTACAGAATATTATAACAAATACACTAAAAATGAAATTATTCTTCAGTTAGGTAAAGGTAGTGGTAAAGACTTTACATCTACAGTTGCATGTTCTTATATTGTTTACAAGTTACTTTGTTTAAAAGATCCCGCTAAATATTTTGGTAAACCATCAGGAGATGCTATTGATTTGATTAACGTTGCTATTAACGCACAACAGGCTAAGAACGTTTTCTTTAAAGGTTTTAAAACTAAGATTGAAAAGTCTCCATGGTTTGCAGGAAAGTTTTATGCAAAAGCAGATAGTGTAGAGTTTATTAAATCTATTACAGTTTACTCTGGACATTCAGAAAGAGAGTCACACGAAGGTTTAAATCTTTTGCTTGCAGTGCTTGATGAGATTTCTGGCTTTGTTT